AGAGGCTAACAGGCCAGCCTGCAAAGACTTACTCCAATGCCGCGATGGAATGGGGAGTCCAAACAGAGGCTGAGGCCAGGGCCGCTTATGAGGCCCGTATGGGCGTCCTGGTGACCGAGGTGGGGTTCATCCCTCACCCGACCATTGAGATGTGCGGAGCCTCACCGGATGGGGTTGTCGGCGAGGGGCTGGTGGAGATCAAGTGCCCAGAAACGGCCACCATGATCGACCAGCTCCTGACAAGAAAAATCCCGGATAAGTATTTCAAACAGATGCAGCTTCAGATGAGGTGTGCAGATAAGAAGTGGTGTGACTTTGTGGTCTATGACCCGAGGATGCCAGAGAGTATGCAAATGTTCGTCGCTCGAGTGGAGAGGGACGAGCGTTTCATAGCAGAGATGGAAGCCGAGATCATCAAGTTCCTGGCAGAAGTCGATTCAACCGTAGCAAAACTTAAGGAACAGTATGGCCAAGATAATGTATGAGATCAAAGTCGTGATCGGTAAGTACAACAACAAAGATGGCGAAGAGAAGAATCGCTACTTGAAGATGGGTGCTGTCATTGATACCAAAAACGGCCCAATGCTAAAGATTGATTGCATCCCAATGGTCGAAGGAGGCTGGAACGGCTTCGCCTTTCTGAACCCGCCAGAAGATCAAGAGAAGAGCGACAAGCCTCGCCGCAACCGAGAGCAGAACGACATGGATGTGCCCTTTTAAGGGTAATCACTAGGCCATCTATTCATAAGGTGGCTTACCATTACACAGTCCGTTAAGCGAAAGGAAGCCGAAATGAGTGGACTAGCACGAAACACCGATCCCGACACCTCACACGAGGCAGCGAAGCTCAACACCACCACCCTGGAGAGCAGGGTGTTTGAGGTCATCAACGCGAATGGCCCAATGACCACCGAGGAGATCGCCAGAGCTACGGGGATTGATCTCCAGAGCATCACGCCCAGGATCGCTCCTCTGATGCGCTTGGGAGTTCTTGTAGATACAGGACTTCGCAAGCCTGGTGCATCTGGCCGCAACCGCCGAGTGATTGGAGTCAAAAATGGAGTTTGAAACCTACATTGGTGACTGCACCGTCGAGGTCGAGGCCCAGGTCGGGGAGTGCCGCGCCAAGATCATTAGCCTGACCATCAATGGATTGGAGTTCCCGGTGGAAGCTCTGAGCGCAAAGACGCTCCAGCGCATTGAGGATGAAGCAGATAGGAGGGTGCAGGAATGAACCAAAGAGACGCGATGAAGATGGCGCTTGAGGCGTTGGACAGGATGTACACGCCAAAACGTCCATCTGCCTACGACTTTCAGGCGGCGCTTGATGCCATCAACGCCATCCGCACCGCGCTTGCGGAGCCTGAACGCAAGCCGCTGACGGATGAGAAGATTTGGCTTGAATACCAGAGGTTCTGGCCGTTTCATCCGGCAGAGGAGCCACGGCTCGCCAAAGACATCGCCAAGTTCGCCCGCGCCATCGAACGCGCACACGGGATTGGGGGATAAGACATGAAAAAAACAGGATGGTATTCGGCTGACCAGAAACCAGTGCGAATTGGATGGTATGAGCGTTGGTTCACTGATGGGCTGTTCATGCATTACTGGAATGGCACATTTTGGAGCGACAAGATTGATGGCATACCGCATTGGAGACAGTTCGAGAGTTCGCCTTATCCAGTTTGGCGTGGTCTTACAGAATCACACGGGATTGGAGGTGAAGCATGAGCAATGAGCCTGTGGCGAAATATGAACCCATTGAACTTCATGTCCTGCACTCGCACATTGCTGGCGTGTTATTCGATTTCATGGGTTGGCTGACCTCCCGCAAAGAGCGACTGACGCTGTCAAGCGCAGACCACGCAGGCCCGGCTGTAGAGGCCATTACCGAGTTTGCAAAGATACGCGGCTTGCACCTTGAGGACGCGCAGGTGGAGCACTGGCAGGCGATTCTCACCCACCCCGTAGACGACACCGCCCTGCTGCGGCAGGCGTTGGAGGCGTTGGAGCAGATGCTCGACGATGCCAAGCATGAATGCGTGACTGTGACGCATTGGAACGATTGTGTGGACACCATCACCGCCCTGCGCGAACGACTAGGAGAGAAGACATGAACCGCTTAACAAAACATTCCATAAAAGATCGAGTTCAAATAGCAGATAACGGATGTTGGTTATGGACTGGAGCAAAAAAGAATCCCGGTTCGAGATCACTTGCTTATGGTTGGGTTACATATGGTGGAAAACAAATGAACGCTCACCGTGCATCTTGGCTCATTCACAATGGAGAAATACCAAGTGGTTTATTTGTATGCCACAAATGTGATGTGCCTCATTGCGTTAACCCTGAACATCTTTTTCTTGGCACATCTTCAGACAACATGAAGGACATGTGGAACAAAGGCAGACATTCAGCACCGACATCCGGATGTGTTGGGAGCAGAAGTTCAAAGTTGACGCTTTCTCAAGTTCAAGAAATAAGACTTCGACTTATCAATCGCGATAAGCAATCAGATATTGCATCTGATTACGGCGTATGCCATCGCGACGACATCATCCGCATGGCGCGGGAGGCTGGCGCAAAACGCAACAGCGACTTTCCTGACTGGTCTTTTGAGGACGAAACACTTGAACGCTTCGCCGCCCTTGTTGCCGCTGCCGAGCGTGAGCGCCTTGCCGTGAAGTTTATGGAGATGCACAACGCTCAACAGCACAGGAACAACTACTTTGCTTTTGCCGCAAGAGTCATTCGGGAAGAAACATGACCCGTGAAGAGGTGAAAGACCTTCTCAACGCAATCCCTCCAAATCTTACCGCTGATGAGTTCATCATGGCCGTGGTGAATGCCGCAGCAGAGTGGGAGAGAAGGGCTTGTGCAAAAGTGGTAGAGACTCATCCTGGCGATAAAGAGTCTCTGCTCCAGGCGGCGGCAAAGATAAGGAACCGAACATGAGCTTCATCGATTGGGTGATCTTTTGCATCTTGTGTGTTCTTGCGGAGGCCAAATGAAAACAAAGCTCCTGACATTAGCTAGGAAGCATTGGAACAATCCAGAACTACCAAGAGAGGTGAATCGGGCCTACCAAAGAAAGTGGGTCAAGTCGCTCCGTCTTCTCGGGGACAACTGGGCGCTTGCAAAATATGAAGAGCGAAAGGTGAAGAAATGAAAATCCTCTGCTTCTTTGGACTCCACCGCAGAACCATGACCAATAACCGTATCCGCTGCACCAGGTGTGGCCGTTTCCTAAAGAAATGAAGAACGAAAAGGTATTAGAACTTCTCAAAGACGGGCCAATGACCAGCGCAGAAATCTCAGAAGCACTAGGCATCTGCGCTCATCACGCCTCCTCAATGATGCTCAGACTCATCAGAGAAAACAAAAAGCGCCCACAGCTTGTCCACATTAAGAGCTGGGTCACAGACCACAAGAACCAAAGAAGGTATCCTCGCGCACTCTACGAACTCGGGGCAGGCCCGAACGCCAGAAAGCCAAAGCCCGACCCAAACGCCAGAAAGCGTGAGTACGAGGCCCGTAAAAAATCAATCCTCAAGACCTCAAGTGTCTTTAACCTAGCCGTACCCCTAAAATGTTTACGCTCCCGAAGTACACCTGGGACAAAGACCGCGAACTCTGCAAGCAATGCAAGCACTTGAGAGAAGAGCCTCGCAAGCACAGCCAGTACACCAGTATCTCAATGTCTTGCGTCAAGAACCCTTACAAAGCAAGTAAGGGGATCGGGTCTTGTATAGACAACCGCACCAGGGGGCCGTGCGGCCAGGAAGGAAGACTGTTCGAGGCTAGCTCTCAGCCAGAAGATACAGCCCAACATTGCTGAAGGAATAGCCTGCGTACACCACGCACATAGGCCAATTTCCTTTCAATCCCTGTTCTAGAGCGATCCAGGCATAGATACAGCCTGTCAGGGCTATGAGCCATCCGCTCATGGTCAGTCAGCGAACAGGCGGCCACGGAAGTAGGCTTTTCCATCGTCCCGGACTGCACAGAACTCTGGATGGAGCAAAGTTCCCCCCTTCCAGGTCAACACCGCGAATCCTGATTGCCAGTTTAGCCCAGGCTTGCCAAGTCTGTAATCGAATTCTTGCTGATCGTCATCGGCCAGCATCCCGGTCT